TACATCTTCGCCGCGGGCTCCAGCTCACGAAGGGCACGACCGGAGATAAAGTCGATGTGGTAGTTCTTTTCGCCCAGCTTGATGGTAATCATGCTCATATCCTCCTGTTCATTGATGGACGTCAGGCTTTAGCTACGCTGCAGTTTTGAAAACCGCCGCACGAGCTGTGTCATGCGGCGGCAGGCTGTTGATTACGGGGAAGGCGGCGTGAAGGTGGGCGCATACACGGACTGCAGGAAGGTCGCGGCCATCTCCGACGTGAAGCCGTTCTCGCCCTCGTCGGCCACGGCCTGGTACTGACCGTCGTGGGTGCGCTTGATGGCGGTCCACTCTACCTCGCCGGTCTGGCGGGTGATGGTCTTGCCCGCCTTGGTGGAGTAATTCTCCGTGACAGGCTTGGCGCGGACTTTGTAAAGCCAGATATAGCGGTACTTATGATTCGCCTTTTCGGACATGAAACCCACGGCGAAGTACGGAGGCTTATCGGTCGCACTCCTGATCAGGACACCGTTGTCGTCGATCTTGTTGTTGAAGATCTTCTCCTGGATGGCGAGAGGCAGGTCGGCCATCTTCGTCTTGAAGGACAGCTCGGGGTCAGGATACAGGGTGTCGAACTCGATGTCGTCTGCGTATTGGATATCAGGATCAGTGTTGCTCGGCGTGATGGAAGCGTCGATTGCACCCACCATGGACTGGAGGGTGCCGTAGGTCAGGGTTTCCTCGGTATCCACTTCAAGCGGCGCAATGACCACATTCTTCAGGCCAATCGTCGAGGAAACGGTGGGAGATGCAGTGGGAGTAGGCATAGATTGTAATACCTCCATTTCTCATTATTCGGTTCACCTGAGACGGTCCAGCGCTTCACGCAGGCCATCGCGGATGAGCTCGTAGGCTTCGTCCTCCGTCACATCATAGGCGGGACGAATGTAGGGATGGGAAGGAGCCGGGCCGGGACCGCCGTGCCCATATTCCACATAGGCGGGATAATAGTCCTCTTCGCTCCAGTCCTTCCGATGGACACCGATGGTGATGTACTTGCCACCCTGGGAACGCTTGCGCACCCTGCCGATGTTGATCGCGCTATGAAGGGCCCCTGAAATGATCTGCGGGTCCTTGGAGGCGTTCTGTTTCATCTGCTCATGCACAGGCACGGCAGCGTTTTCCAGGATGATGCGTGTGACAGTAGAACCCGCCCCTTCGGTGTCCAGTGCGCTGGCCATGGCCGCGATCTGTATGCGCAGATCGTCGAAGCCCTCTGTGTTCATCATCGCGATTACCGCCCCCTTCGGCTGGGCATCGCAAAGATAACCAAGGCGATAACCAACAGCGGAACTGCCACACGCAGGAAGTGCCAGGCGGCCTCAAGAGCCATGTCGATGTACACAATGATGACCTGGATCTGGGTTTCCAGGGGCAGGGACTGAAAAGGCACGTTCATGACGGGTATTCCTCCGTATAAAGTACAAAGGTCCACTGCATGGTATACTGTCGGGTGGCGGTGTCGTAGGCCGGCTGATTATATCCTTTGTCGCTCTGCTCAAGCATGCCGAAACCGGCAGCATACATAAGCGTCCGGATGCGATCCGCCGTCTCTGTGGGGTCAATGTCCGACCATAGATTCAGGTACACATACGTCCGAAAGTAAGTGATACCATCGTCGGCAGCAGCCGCTTCGGTGGTCGTAGTGGAATACACCACATACTGCTCGGCGGGGTTCTGGCTCTCGCTGGTGGCACGCCATACACCGGCCATTACGGGAACATCCGGCATGAGAGAGGCCAGCGCCTGCTGTACTGCTTTCATTAACCGGACACTCCCTTCGCAAGAGACGCCTTAAGGCCCAGGTAGGTACGCCTGAACTGATACTCGCCCAGGGTGGAGATGGTCCACTTCTCGCCATTGAAGTACACCCACATGCCAGGTTTTACATCCCGCCGAAAGCGGATAGTGAAGTTGATTACGCCTTCCGTGTTGACCACATCGGCGCTGCGGAAGTGCTGGTTACCGGCGTCCACGACGGAAGCCCAGGTCTTGCAGACGATGATATCCTGCGGTTCTGGATAGCCATTTTCATTGATGGTGTTCACCGTATATCCGATCTGGATGCGGTGGCGAAGGTCCCCGGGATGCGGGGAGCCCTCAAAGTTTTTATAGCCTCGCAAGGATCATCACCTCCTCAAAACATCTGGGCAGGATCGCGGTGCGGGTACAACAGATGCTCGAATGCCATCCGCATGGACTTGTAGGTTGTCATGTCGGGGATGTCGCGGTTTTCGTAGTGATACGAGACAAACAGCAGGCAGGCCAGCCGCACGGGCTCCGGCACATTTTCCTCAAAGGACACGCGGCAAAAGTCCTCCGCGGCAGCCTGCGCCTGCGCGATGAGTTTTTCTATGAGCTCATCTTCCTCATCGTACTCGATGCGCAGGTGCTGCTTGGCCTCGTCAACAGTTAGCACCATGCGGCATCACCTCCCGGTCAGGTACCGGTCTCCGGTTCGGATTCGGACGGCTCAGCGGTCGTTTCAGCCAGCAGGCCCGCGGTACGCAGAGCAGCCAACAGCGCATTGAAGTCGGTCTTGAGCGTGGCGATGGTCGTCGCCTCGCTGTCAGCCTGCGCCGCAGCAGGCGTAATACCGTCTGCGGAAAGTACGCCCTCTGCCGTGATGCTCAGGCCGCTACCGACTTTGATGCCGCCAAGCGTGCTCGCCGTGGCCGCAGGAAGGGTATAACCGCTGCCGCCACCGCCGCCACCATCCAGTCCTTCGACGACCGCACCGGGAAGGATCGTCAGCTTGCCGCCGATGACCAGCTCATTGCCACCATGCGCCATGAAGTTTTTCGTATTGTGCGTATCAGGCATTTCGTTTCTCCATTTCTGGGGCCGCCCATATTTCAGGGCAGCCCCGGTCGGTCAGGCTGCAATCAAGCGGCCTTCATCTTGAGAACCTTGACGGCCTCGGGCAGGATCAGGCGGCCATCCAGGCGCTCCGTCAGCTTGAAGCCGACCTGGTCGGTCATCGCGTACAGCTCGTTCAGGCGCTGCAGGGTGCGGCCCGTGCGGTCGGCCAGCCAGTAGTAGCTGTAGTCGCCGTACAGGATGACCTTCTTGCCTGCCTCCACCAGGGGCATATAGTTGGACATATACACCCTGGTGTTCAGGATCATGTCCGGCACACCCTCACGGATGGAGGGCTGCCAGAGATACTGGCCCTGGCCGTCCTTCAGCTTCCTGATGGCTTTGATGGTAGCGTCATTCATGATGAACGCGGCCTTCCGACGATAGCCGGACTTCAGGCTGTGCTGCAGGTCGATCAGCTCATCCGCGGTGATGGCGGTGGCGGAAGCGGCGGTCACGCCAACCTGGGCACCCAGGGTGTCGTGCAGCAGGCCGATGGGCTTGTGGGAGCCGTCACCCGCCAGGATCGCTTCCTCCTCCGCGGCACCGGCGCGGCGCTGGAATTCGTGGGCGATGAAGCTCGCCAGGTCGAAGGCGGAGTCGTTCAGCAGTTCCTGGGAGATGCGAATGGCCGTCGCGAGCTTGTGAGCGCCCAGAGTGATCTGGTTGAACGCCACATCGCTCTCGGGGATCTGCGCTTCCTCCTCAATCCAGCTCGCAGTGCCGTAGTTGGTCACCAGCGGGATCTTCCGGTCGCCGGAAGAGGTGCTGATGACGTGGACGAGGCCACGCATGATGTTCTCATCCTGCAGCGCCTCGATGAGCTGATTTTCAAATTCATCAGGCACGGTATAGCCGCCCTCGGTCAGCTCGCCGACCTGCAGAGCGTTGCGCACATCGTAGTTCATGCGGCCACGGACAGAATTCCAGAACGCCTTCTTGTAGGCATCGCTGGCGGTACCCCGCTTGTTGTCCGCAGCAGGAGCAGGACGCTCGGGATGACCAGCCAGCACGGGGGTGGCGGGATCGTTCATCTCGCGGTCCATCTGCTCGGCGCGTTCCATGCGCTCGATGGCGTGGCCCATGTCCACGACGTCCTGCTCCATGCGCTCGTACTCTTCGGTGTCCTCGGCGCTCATCACGCCATTCTCGTTCTGGTGCTCGTCCAGGAAAGCCTTCGCCTTGTCCCACAGTTCAGCGCGCTTCTGGCGCATTTCAAGAATCTTACTCAAAACAGTGTCCTCCTTGTTGATCGTTATCGTTTCGCTTCGCTGGGCATAATCAAAGCCAGCCGTTTGCGCAGCTGACTGACGGGGGTACCGGTATCGTGTCCATAGGGATGATCCGCACCGGGAGAGTTGTCCGGCGCTTCAGCTTCGCCAGTCTCCACTGGCTCGTCGGCGGATTCAGGGGCGGGCGCTTCCTCGGTAGGCGCGGCAGGCGCATCCTCGGCGGTCGCCGGGCCCCCAGCTTCGCCCAGCGGTAATCGCTCTGCTTCATGGTCATCGGCCTTATCCTCCTCGGGATTGACGGTCTGCTCCTTCTTCCTGATATCGCTGACCAGCTGTTTATGCCGGTCCACCCACAGCTGTACCTTCTTCTCCGCGACCTCCCGCGCCACGGCGCAGTTGATCACGGTGCCTAAGGCACTGGGCGCGGCGATTCTATCGATGAAGCCGTAGGCCAGAGCGGCCTCAGCGTCCATCCAGGTGGTTTCCTTCATCATCTGCGCGATCTGGTCGCGCCCAGCGAGGGTGCGCGTCGCATACACGTTGATGATGCTGTCCTTGCAGGCCCGGAGCAGGCCGATAGCTTCCATGAGATCGGCTTCGTTGCCGATGGCTCCCACGATGGGATCATGGATCATGAAGAGAGAACCAGGCGTCATCTCCAGGGTGTCCGCCGCCATGGCCAGCACCGTCGCCGCCGAAGCCGCTGTGCCGCTGACGGTGATACTGATCTTTCCCGGATAGGCCACGAGATCGTCGTGCATGCGAACGGCGGCGTTGCAGCTGCCGCCATAGGAGTTCAGCCGGATATGCACGTCCTCCGACTGGTCTGTCCCCGGCTCATAAAGCGTCTCATGAAGGCTGTCCGGCGTGATCTCGTCGCCGAACCACACTTCATCGTCTATATAGCCGTTCAGGTTGATTTCCCGCATTCGGGAACCACCCCCTTTCTCTTTCTGAACACCCAGAAATAGCAATGATACTTCCGGGCATGTTTCTGGTTGCGCTGCCAGTTTGCCACCAGTCGGCTGCGGGCCAACAGGATGAAAAGGTCAAGCACCTCGAAGCCCTGCAGGATCGCCCATTGATACACATTGCAGTGCATCATGTGCTGTTTGCCGCTGGAGACCTTGTCCTGGCATTTGAACACCAGGATGCCGCCCGGGCACAGCACCCGATTGGCTTCCCTGATGGCCGCCTCATACAGCGCGGCCAGTTCGCGTTCATTGTTCGCCACAGAGAAACGACGGTTGATGATGTTTCCGTTGTTGCTTTGAAGTGACTTTCCTGTCGTTGCCAGGAACGGCGGGTCGATGATGATGCTCCTGATGGAACCGCTTTTAATGGGGAGCTTCCTGCAATCTGCCTGAAGAACGCCATCCTTTTGTGGCACCAGATCATAGCACAGCTTCGGTTGGGGTATTATTCGATAGAAGCCGCCTGTGGAAAAGGTGGGGTCTATGTCAAAACGCCCGTCCTCAACATACAGGCGGATGATCCACTGGAGCAGCTCATCCTGGTCGTAGGATATGGACTTGATG